TGAAACAGCAGATTCTTTAAAGATTGCAAAACAAAAAGAGACTAAAAACTTTTCTAATCCAACTATTGCTACAGCACAAAAGCTAACGCAAACAAAAAGGAAGACTTTAATTTAGTTCATGCTAGTATAAGGAAAAATTAATATTTATTAATTATGTGTTTAGGAGGAAGACCCAAGCCACCACCAACTCCAGCAGCAGAACCAGTTGATTCTCCTATAGAAGATACTGCTGATGCTGTTGTTGTTGGCAAACAAAAGAAGAAACAAGCTGCTGATACAAAAGTTGCTATGGGTAGAAGAATGGGAACTAGATCATTACAGATACCATTACTTGATGGTGCAAAAGGTGGAGATTTGAATTACCCAACTTAATATGGAATACTCGACACAAGGCACAACCGCAGCAGGTAGGTATGAAGCACTTGTTAGTAGTAGGTCTGTCTACGATAGAGAAGCAAAAGAATCTTCAAAGCTAACGATACCTAGCTTAATACCAGAACAAACAACTGGTACAAGGGCAAGAATAAAAACTCCTTTCCAAGCTACTGGCAGTCGTGGAGTCAATTCGTTATCTAATAAATTATTAATGACTTTGCTTCCTCCAAGCACAGCATTTTTTAAATTAGAAATAGACAACCTTGAAATAAGAAAGCAAGGGCAAGAGCAAATGCAGAGTGAGATAGATAAAGGACTACGCACAATAGAAAATGCTTTGATGAATCAGATAGAAATATCTAATGATAGGGTTGCCATGTTTGAAGCTATCAAGCATTTAGTCGTATCAGGTAATGTCTTGTTATATCTAACAGATGCAGGTCTTAAAGTATATCCATTATCAAAGTTTGTTTGTAAGCGTGATGCAATGGGTAATGTATTAGAAATACTTGTTAAGGAAACAATACACCCACAAGCCTTACCTGCTGCTTTCTTAGAACAGATTAAAAAGAAAGAGAACTATGACGCTAAGACAATGACAGATGACCTTGATATATATACATATATAAAAAGAATTAATGATGATGTTTTCTGGTTTCAAGAATGTAAAGGAGAGAAGATACCAAATACAGATGGTAGATCAAGAGTAGATGTAACACCTTGGCTACCTCTTAGATTTATTCAAGTTGATGGTGAAGATTATGGTAGAGGTTATGTAGAAGAATATAGAGGAGACTTAATTAGTCTTGAGTCTTTAATGCAAGCGATAATCGAAGGTGCTGCTGCCAGTGCGAAAACGCTTTTTCTTGTAAATCCGAATGGGGTCACACGTGCAGCGACTATAAGCAAAGCCCCGAATGGAGCAGTAAGAGAAGGTACAGCAGCAGATATTTCTGTTATGCAGGTTGGTAAGAGTGCAGACTTTTCTATTGCTTTTAGTGCAATACAAAGAATAGAAGCAAGACTTGAGTTTGCTTTTTTGATGGCAAGATCAGTACAACGTGACGCAGAAAGAGTGACAGCAGCAGAGATAAATCTTATGGCACAAGAATTAGAAAATTCTTTAGGTGGAATTTACTCTACCTTGACTCAATCTTTCCAACTACCATATTTAAGAAGACGTATGCACCTGCTAGTAAGACAGGGCAAGGTTCCTAAACTGCCTGATGAACTGGTCAAACCTAAGATAGTGACAGGACTTCAAGGACTTGGTAGGGGTAATGATAGAAACAAACTAATAGAGTTTATCGGCACTGTAGCTCAAGCTTTAGGACCAGATGTGATGAGACAATACGTAAATGTAGATGAAGCGGTCAAACGTCTTGCTACCAGTATTGGTATAGATACTGCTAACCTAGTAAAAACACAAGACCAGATCCAAGCAGAACAAGAAGCTATGCAACAGCAGCAACTTATTCAAAGTCTTGGACCTGCTGCTTTGGGGTCATCTTTAGTTGATCCTAAAAAACTAGCTGATGCACAGGCACAACAACAAACAATGGAGGAACCTCAAGATGCCAACCAAGAAGTCCAGTAGAAAAAGAGATGAAGACGGAAAGTTTGTCTCTGAAAAAGCTATCGTTAGCGAACTAGGTGTTAACGAAGAAAACCCTGTACCCGAAAAGTCTGGTGATGTTATTACTAGACATGGCAGTACAATTCACTATAGTTAAAAGAAAACCACTATGACTTCATCACAAGTAAATGTTTCAGAGACACCACCAATGTCTGCTTCAGACTTGGAAAGTTTAAAAGAAGACAATGGCCTGTATGCAGGTAAGTTTAAAACTGTAGAAGATCTTGTAGGAAGCTACAAAGAACTTGAAGGTAAGCTTGGTGCTATAGATCAAACCAGAGAAGAACCAGAAGGTGTTGCAGAAGAAGAGACAGAAGAGCAAGAAACAGAAACTAACGATTCTGAATTTAATGCAGAAGAATTTTATGGAGAAGGTCTTGCTGCTGTGTTAGACGAAGTTGGTATTGATGCACAAGATATATCAAATCGTTTTGCAGAAAATGATGAGATCTCTGAAGATGATTACAGCAAATTAAATGAAGCTGGTTTCTCAAGACAAATTGTTGATACCTATTTAGATGGTCTACGCAATGCTGGCATGGCAGGTGAAGTAGATGCACAAGGTATCAAAGACTCAGTTGGTGGAGATGAAAGTTATGGTCAAATGGTTTCTTGGGCTATGGCTAATTTACCTGCTGAAGAAGTCCAAGCTTTTAACAAGTTAACTGATATTGGAGATGGACCTGCTATTAAGTTGGCTGTTCAAGGTATCTATTCACAATACAATAACGCTATGGGAATTGAACCAAGCCTTTACTCAGGTCGTGCATCTACAGGTGGACCTACACCATTTAGATCTACAGCAGAAGTAGTAACTGCTATGTCTGATCCTCGTTGGGAGAAAGACGTATCTTATACAGAAAATGTAAAAGCACGTTTAGCAGGTTCTAACGTATTCGGTAATGGCTAACAAACCTACAAATCCAAAACTTTATGCAAGAATAAAAGCTAAAGTAAAACGTACTGTAAAGAAGTGGCCTTCTGCTTATGCAAGTGGACAACTTGTAAGGCAATATAAGGCTGCTGGTGGAGGTTACACTAAGGCATGAAAAAACTAACAGACAAACAAAAAAAGAATCTTGATAAAACTGGTGATGGTAAACTCACTAAAGAAGATTTTTTATTGGTTCGTAGACTAAAGAAAAAGAAAAATGGCAAAGCTTAGTCTCAGTCAAATGAGAACTTTGAAGAAACATTCAGAGCATCATTCTAAAAAACACATGGATATGATGAAGAAGCTTATGCGTGAAGGTTCTTCATTTAAAGCAGCACACAACAAAGCACAGAAACAAGTAGGCAAATGAGTCTTAAAAGATGGTTTAAAGAAAAATGGGTTGATGTCAAAACAGGCAAGAAGTGTGGTCGTGGTAAGAATGAGAAAGGCAGACCTTACCCTGCTTGCAGACCATCAAAGAGAGTTAGTAGTGAGACTCCAAAGACTAGAAGTGAGATGAGCAAAGAAGAACTAACTAAATTTAAAAGAGAAAAGACAAGTTCAAAAAATATCACCTATCAACATAAGAGAAAAAGAAATAGTTTAAAGATTGCGTAATAGTGTTATATTTTAAATAGCTTACATTTTTCATGTCTAAAAAGCGAGGTGTATCTTTTACTAAGAAGGATAAAGACCCCACAGGTGGTCTTACTCCTGAAGGTCGAAGAAAATACAAACGTGAAACTGGTGGAAATCTAGAGCCACCTGTTACTAAAAAGACAGGTCTTTCTCCTAGACAAAAAGCAAGAAGAAAATCTTTTTGTGCAAGAATGTCTAAGGCAAAAGGACCATTAAAAGATAAAGATGGCAAGCTAACTCGCAAAGCTCTTGCATTACGCAAGTGGAATTGTGGGTCTGTAAAAACTTAACAGAGTAGAAATCTAAATATCCTTGTGCCTGATGCGTCAGATACCACTTGAGAGAAAGGATTGAAACGAAGTTAGTTTCTCAAATTTGTAAACATTAATCAAGGAGTTTTCCTATGGCTAACGCCACAGTATCTCGTCTTGGTTTGGTTAATAATACTGGCACAGCGTTTGACGCCCTGTTTT